CACTTCACCCCTCACGACCTGCGCAGAACGGCTGCAACTCGTTTGGCTGAATCAGGAGAAATGGATGAAGTCATTGACGCCATTCTGAACCACGCCAAGCAGGGGGTAATCAAGGTTTACAACCAGTTCAAGTACGATGCTCAGAAACAGATGGCTCTTGAGACCTGGGCGCGGAAGCTGACAGGTATCACCACCGGCAGCGACGGCGCGAAGGTAATACCGATGAGGCGTAAGACGGCATAGTCCACCCTTGCGGGATAGGGTGCGGTTGATCCCCGTATTCGACAAGCTGCCTTTCCTGGGGCAGTTTCCCGCGATTCACCACCAGGGCGCTACAGGAGCGCTGATAATGAAATTACCAAATCCGCCATGGTTCACTCTTGGGATGCTGGCTAGGCGCTGGGGGGTAGGCGAGGATTATCTTGAGCAATTAATCGAAATTCGCAGGCTCAAAGCTGAAGTTAAGCACGGAACCGAGCAAAATAGTACCAGTCCGATAGCTGCGACGGATTATGAGCGGTGCAAGCGGCTCAGGCGGTACTTACATGACCCCAGTAGGGCAAGAATAGAGGCACTTGGGTTGGGTGATGTTCGTCCACGATTAGGCAGCAAGATAATTATCCAGTTATCAGAGGTGAAGCGCATGGAAAACAAGGAAGCACAGCCCAATGTTAATAAAGACACCCCACGTTACCTTGACCCTGCGCACAAGTACCATTCCAAAGAATTAGCTGCTGCAATAAAGGTTTGGGTTGATCTTTACGGGAACGAGAATATCAAACCGAAGAAAGGGCACAAGTCACAAATTAAAGCGGCACTCTCCGGTTATGGTTTTACTGCTGCTGCGGTTGACCGAATAGCCACCCTGGTGAACCCGAACAAGGCGGGAGGGGCGCCTACCAGCGAGTAACGAACCAGGAAAAATCAAATAACATACACCCCCCTAAAGCCGCTTAAACAGCGGCTTTGCTGTAACATACCCACCCCTTTCCCACTAACTGTTCCCTCTGTTGCCGCTAAAAGCACCTGTGCTATCACGTGAACCACGCTTGAAACAAAGCGGAACCAACGTAAGCATGGAGGCTTTTTATGTCTGTTAAAGTTGAAATCATCCGCCCCCGCAACCTCCCTGCCGTTATTGGCCTTTCCCGCACTACCACCTGGCGCTTGGAGCGCGCAGGCAATTTCCCCAAGAGGATCAAACTGTCTGCTGGCGCTGTTGGCTATCGTATGTCTGAAGTCATGGCCTGGCTCGAAGCTCGCCAGGCTGCATAGAGGGGACTGCCATGGCCATCATCACCCCGTTCCCCCTTAGCACGGTACCCGCAGATGAGCCGGAGTACCACAATGCCAATGGCACTATTCCCCTGTCTTACGAGGCCTTCAAGAAAGCCATGCAGGCCATGGGGATCACTGATGGCGTCAAGGGCGCCTCTCCTAGATTTTATGATGAGCCCTTTCCTAGCCGGAAGCTCTCTACGTCCCTCGCGGCCGGCCTGCGTGAAGTTACAAGGAAGAAGCAGCTCTTTGAGCAGGTCAACCTCTACCTCAGTGCGCAGCGCCAGGCACAACGCATGTCCGGTCTGCTGGCGTATGTCGGGAAGAACCACACTCCGGCGGCGCGTGCAGGGGCACTGCCATGAAAAGTGGGAACTGGGTAGCACTCTCAAAGGCTTTGCTGCCTGAGTTGCCAAAGGGACGCCCCTTCTCGGAGGTGGAGGCGGCCTTCTCTTTGCAAATAGACTACGACAATGGGGAGACTGTAACGGTAGCCGGTTATGCGATGCTCTGGACCTGGGACCGGGGTAAGGTTAACAGGTTTCTGAAGAAGATGGGTGTTGTGCTCGCGTATCCGGAGAACACTGGCAAAAAGCAGAATCAACGCGCACAGATCATGTTACAGAACACGCACAGATCACAGCCGAATAACGCACAGATAAGATTGGTTGATTCTAGGTGCTTGCGCGGAGAAACGAACAGATCGGAAACCGAAAACGAACAGATAAAACTCAGATCATGCAGCACTACTAAAGAACCTAATCCTAAACCCTTAAAAGACTCGTCTGTTTTGGGTGAATTCTTCGGGAAACTCTGGAAAGCATACCCTCGGAAGGATGGTCGAAAGGAGGCCGAGCGCCACTTTCATGCGACCGTCAAAAACGATGTCGATATGAAACGCATCAACTATGCTTTGGCCGCTTACCTTGACCATATCGAACGCGAAGGGACACAGCAGAAGTACATAAAGACCGGCAAAGTATGGTTCAACAACTGGCAGGACTGGATAACGGAGGAAGAATCTGATGCAGCGTGAGATACCCCCCCATAGCATTGAAGCGGAGATGTCTGTTCTCGGCGCCGTCCTGCTCGACAACGGATGCTTTCATAAGGTCAAAGGCATCGTTGATGGCGCCGACTTCTACCAGGCGCCGCACAAGATCATCTACCATGCCTTCCTTTCCCTCCAGTTGGCTGAGAGTCCCTTTGACCTGGTGACCCTTCAGATGCACCTACGCGACTCTGGTACGCTCGAACAGATCGGCGGCGGCGCTTACCTCGCGGCCCTGGTTGATTACGTGCCGATGAGTGCAAACGTGGCCCATTACTGCAAGATTGTAAAAGAATCCTCCGTCAGGCGGCAGATGATCGCCTACGGGCAATCGGTGATCAACATGGCCCACGATGTGGGGCCGGTGGCGGAAGGGCTCCTAGAGGCTAAGGCGGGTCTGGTCACCATCGCTTCAGGCTGGGATTCCTTTGGTGGCGTGTGCCTCGCCGACATTACCGACCTAGAAACCCGCGCAGCCCGCTACATCCATCAGAACAAGACGATCCAGAAAAGCCGGTTCATCACCGGGTTCAAAGAGCTTGATGGCTATATTCGCGGGGTGGCGCCGGGTGAGGTAATGACGATCATTGCTTACGCCGGAAGTTTCAAGACGGCCTTCCTCCAGAACCTCCTTTTGGCAGGGGTGAGGCGCACCCATTACTACCACCTCTTCTTTTCCTTGGAGATGCCGGTTGAGAAGGTATTTGAAAGGGAGGTCCAGATAAGCACTGGTATGACGGGCCGCGCGGTGGAGGGGGTCTTTAAAAGCGACGACGGTCATGTTATGGCGGGCACAGTCGGTGCGGGCATGGTTGACGGTGGGTCCATGGGCCTCCTGGTGTGCGACAAGCCGCGCCTTAGCCTGGGAAAGATTGCGCGCCTCACCGAGCTGGCCGGCCAGAAGTACGGGAAGATAGCAGCAATCGGGATCGACTATATGGGTTTGATCGATGCACCAGGTAAGACCCTTTTCGACAAGACAGCGCACATTTCCGCCGAGGCCAAGAATATGGCGAAGGAGCTGAACCTTCCGATCATCCTTCTGTGCCAGATCAACCGGGACGGTGCGAAGGCAAAGCATGACATAGAGCCCTACGATGCCAAGGGCGGCGGCGATATCGAAGCCGGGGCGGACTTCATGCTTGGGTTCTACACCGACGAAGCCGGGGACCTCATTTGCAAGGGACTGAAGAACCGGAATGGTCCGAAGGACTGGCGCCTCAAGGTGATAATAGATAAGCCTTCATTTCAGTTCCAGGACATGGTGAGCTACGTGAAGCCGAAGGAAGAGAAACCCGTGCGTAGGATGGCTGTATGAAGAAGGGTGCCAGCAAGGAGCGGGTTGCTGTCCCTTTCAAGCTCACAAGACAGGTTCCCCTGGAAGAAGGTGACCATGAGGCACCCGAGAACCACACGCGCGCGGGCTTATCGTGCGGTCAGGCCGGTAAGCGGGGAGGGGGACGCCCTACTCGCTACCTGCCGGAGTCCTGTGACTACGTGGTTGCCATGGGCGCCGTAGGGTACAGCAAGGCGCAAATTGCCCGTGAGCTGTGGACAACCCGCCAGACTCTGGATAATTGGTCAGCGTCCTACCCAGAGTTTTCTACCGCCATGACGCACGCGCGAGAAATGTCACTCGGTTGGTGGGAGAGTCAGGGACAAGCGGGGATATGGGCGGGGAAGCAGTTCAACGTGAACGCCTACAGTCTCCAGATGCGCAACCGCTTCCCTGACGAATGGAGGGAACGGAGTTCGACAGCGATAGGCCACCCCGGCGGGGCTCGTGCGGGGCCGTCCAGGGCGGCGACCGAGACGGTGCCCACAGATTTTGACGAACTGCGGGCGATCATCGCTACAAGGGGATAGGCAGGGAGTTTCTTTACGCCACTCACAGGGGCGCAGGCGCGCTCGTCATGGACTTCTATGAATGTTAAGCCAGAGAAAGAGACCTGCGGGGCCAGGACCCGAACGGGGACGCCATGTAAAAATACCCGGCTCTATCCGAATGGGCGCTGTAAGAACCATGGGGGCCTTTCCACAGGGCCACGCACCGATGAAGGGAAAGCTCGGGCATTGGCGAACCTTAAACGCGGAATTACCTGATAATGTTAAGGTTCCCGCGACCAGTACGCGCAGGCTCGCGTGCACGTCTTAGACTTCGGGCATGAGGGGATGATATGACCTAGCCAGCGAACGAGTTGAAGGGCGGCGGAAGCAAGAACAAGGCCCTACTTCAGAAGGACAAGTACCGCGCACACGCGGGCAACAGACCGCCACCCTGACGCCGTATTGGCCGGGATGGCTGCGATGGTGACAAAACCCACGTTAAAGGGGTGGAACCAACATTCGTGTTTCAGGTATCAAGTAGCCGGGGCAAGCGGAACCCTGAACCCCGAATCCGAATATCAACAAATAGAATAAAGTTTAGATTGGGGTTTGAAGTGGGTGAGGCAAATAAATTGGGGGCCGGTGCTCAACGCACCGGCCCCCAATTTATTTGCGTTTTGAAACACCTGCAGGAGAAGCACCAGCGGCCCTTGGGCTGATTTTACAATTTAGGGCGAATAGCCAATTACGCATTTTTACGACGCTTGCAATAGACTGCCAGGCCTAAGAATCCGGCGCTGAGCAGCATCATGGTGCCGGGTTCCGGGACCGGCGAGGGACCAGGACCAATGGGCACGGCCTCGCCATTTACAAGCTCAAGGCCCCCGCTGAAGCCGGGGCCGCTGTTGGGAGAGGATGACCCGGGGCCGACGACTCCATTTGAGAGCTCCTCTGCGGCTGTGGGGCAGATGTCACTGATGACATTGCTATCCAACGTCACCGCGCCAGTGATCGCCAAGGCCCTTCCGTTGAGGATGGTTGAATCGGTGACAAGGGTGATGCTGTCCTGCGCGAGGATATTGCCTTCGAATTTCGTGCCGACACCGACGCCGCCACCGAGAGTTGCGGACCCGGTCCCGCCGGTGCCGACCACCCAGAACACGCCGGCATCGGCGCCGTTATTCGGGGCATTGATAAACTTCACTGCCGAGGCGCTGGCGGTCGTGAGCGAGGATCCTATCTGGAAAACCCAAAATTGTCCGTTGAGGCCCCCGGCGTCGAGTGTCAACGTTCCATTCAGCTGAGCCGTCGAGTCAAACGAATAGACGCCCGGCCCGAGCGAGAGGATTGTTCCCCCGTCACCCAGAATCAGACCAGACAGGTTGCTTGCGGTTCCATAGGACTTCAGGGCGGAGTATGAAGTGATGAGATCAGTCCGAGCCAGATTCGCGACCGAGTCACCTAAATGAATCGCTGCTGGGGCTTTCACGAGCCCGGGGCCATCAGTGTGAGAGCCTGGCCCCGCGTAGGTGTTTGTTGGGGCAAAACCCGTGCTCGCGTCACCCTCGTCCCCGTTATTATAGACACCCACATTGGCGAGGGTGGCTGCCGAGCCGAAGATGACGGTCGGGCCGGTATTGGTCACCGTTGTGTGAGCCAGGACCGCGAAGTCCGTCGCACTCCCCAGCATTGGCGTGGCCCATACCAAGGGAGTGTAAAGAAATGCGGCCGATGCCGCTACTACGGATACCATTAAGAACTTGCGCTTCATTTTAGACACTTCATCTAAAATCTGCCCCGTTTTCTTAGTAACATTTCTCATCAATTCCTCCTTTGCGGAAAGATGCCCTTGCCTTTGCAAGGCTCCGGAGTTGACCTTATGAAAAAAACTTGCTCTTAACGGTCCCACCTAGTCCGAGCAGGCCAATGACCAGGAGGAACAGAGAGGAAGGCTCAGGGACGGGGACGGAGGTGCCTTCGACATCAACGCGCAGCTGGTAGGGGGGATCAGCATACATCGTGCTGGCGGGAGCGTAGCCGCCGCAAGGATAACTTACAGTACCATCGCAATATCCGTATAACGAACCAGCAGGCGTCACTCCAGAGCCAAGTGCCGCTAAGTCGGATGAGGTGTCGACCCTCCAGCCTCCGCCGTACCCGAGGGTGTCCAGTGTCAGGTAGTAGGTCCCTGGCCCAAGGGTCAGCCCTGTGAACAGGGTGATCCAATTGGGTGTGGGGTTGTCGCCCCAATTGGAGGGTCCGGCGAAAGTACCGGAAGCGATCTGATTCGCCACCGTTGTACCTGATCCCACTTGGGTGGTCAGGAACGAAAGACCGGTATCAGTAGGCTTACCATTAGCAGGATCGCCGGGGCTTCCCACTATGTTCACATCGGCTGATATCGAAACGTTGGTGTAGGTTCCTGTCTGAGACCAGCCTACAGACCACGGGTAGTCGGCTCCATACCTAGTTAAATCTCCGCCCCCCACAAATTCCGAACCAATTAATCCCGTTCCACTATTCTGGATATAAATAGTGTCGGCGCCAGCAGGAGCTATAAATACTATACCCATCGTCCCGATCATAAGTCCTGCGACCATTAAAAAAACAAACACCTTTTTCATCTTCTGCCCTCCTTTTGCTAGGGAATAGCAATGCTTCTTCTGCCCTCCGCCCGCACCTATGAATTCATTTATCCACGAATGAAAGCAAAAATCATTCCTTAATTCTTTATAATTATCTGAAATTCTCATGTATTCTTCCAATTGCCTTGATATATAAGGCGTTGGATGTTTAATAAATATTTTCTGCTTGAAGAAATGAATCCTTAACTACTTGAGATAAAATCATTAACTGTAAAGATATCCGACACTAAATGGTGGTGTAAAGTGGTGCTTGGTCATCATATTTAACTTATCCACATATAATTACAGCGTATTATGTCTTTCAAGCAACTGCAAGAATATCCGACGCTTTCCTTTTTTCTGCATTCATACAGCTACTTAGCTACTCTGTGTGGGATAGAACGTACTGGGTGAGCATAGATCAACGATCTGTGGAAACGCGGACAGCCCGTGCTCGTGGGGACGCGTTCCATCGAAAAGTCCGAGCAGATTTCCGGCATACTCCGCCGCAAAGGAATCCCGCATAACGTATTGAACGCCAAATACCACGAACAGGAGGCCAGCATCATCGTAATAACCTTCGAGGGTCAGACCTACGCATTTGACAAAACCATAAAAACGAACGGCGAGAACACCGAATTTCCAACCAGAAAGTTCGACCCGCCCAAAAACCGGCGGGTCAACTTCATGCCCGTTAAACCGACTCTGCCAGAAGTTCATGCTCCTCACAGGTTACGCATTCGCCGGAATTGTCGATCTCAATTTCATCAGCCTCACAGCGTAGGTCAGCCATGAACCTGCACCACCCGTTCGTGCATCGAAATACCGTTGTCATGGCCGCACCGCCTCAACGTACTCATCCCCCTCGTTAAGCGCGGCATGGGCTATCATGGCGCATCCTATCCCGCCCTGCTGACCATGGGGGTTAACGATGTCCACCACCCCGCCTCTGCCAGATAGGAGTCAAACAGCCCTTCTGGTCGCGCTTCTCGGCGATGGGCCGGATGATCCGGATGCGGTTTCGAACCTGCCGGCCGGTGAGCTCGAATGTCTTGCCCACTTCGTCATAGTTCGACCCGTTGCACCCGGCTTCCACTTGCCGACCCGCATCGGCACCGAGTAGCCCAACCACAGCGCAGACACTGAAGCGGCAAACACCGCCGCGAAGGTCACGTCGCGAACCGTTACATCAGATGTCCCCTGGTTTCCCCTCCTGCATCGGGCTTGCTGCCCATTTCCCCACGAATCCTTGCGTTGCCCCATTACTCTTAACCGGGTTTTACGTTCCATTGCTCCCTAGACCCCAGGTACAAGCTGCCCCTGTGGTATCCGATTTTTTGCAATAACCGGCACCGCCCTATGGCCTCTGTAAATTTTATCGACAGCCAGCGCTAACAACTTTGACAATACAGCTTAGCCAATTAGCCTTGTTTGAGGTTAAATTCCAAGAAAACAAGATCTCACCCATAACTTAGCAACAATAATGCCAATCCTAATGTGCTTATATTATTGATTTATTTTTATTCCTCTCGTCTAACACGAAAGAAATCCGACAGTCAAGAGACCTCCAATATTTTAGTGTAACCCGTTGTAATTACCGAATTAACAGGGCTGACTTCTGGCACGAAACTCTCCCCAATAAGCAAAGGAGAAATGTCGAGATGTTTTACACGTTTTAGACTTAGTGAAGTGACGCCGATTCCGTCACCCTTCGACAAAGCCCCAATCTAAACTTTTCCTAAAAACTTGGGATTAGCTGAAACTCCGTAACCCCTTGCATGACAGTGGGTTACGGAGTTTTTCACATTTTGCGGTTGTGCCTGCGCACTTTTAAATATAAAGTATTCACAGCTCAAGCCACTAAAGTTGATATTTACAGAGGGGTATCATGCGCCCGAACAACAGGCCACAAAAGGGCTCTACGATCAAGGTGGAGCCGATCCGCGACCCGAAGGACATACGCCTCATCAAGCGGCTGCTCGCCGACCGCCCCCGGGACCTCGCCATCTTTACCTTGGGCATCAACACCAACCTTCGGGCCAGCGACATCCTCCAGATCACCGTGGACCAGGTGAGGCACTTGAAGGCCGGCGACCACTTCCTGATCCGCGAGAAGAAGACGGGAAAGCACCGAGATGTGACCGTGAACAAAAACGTCCAGGAGGCGCTGCAGGCGCTCCTGGCATCGATGTCGGACGCCAGCGGTGGGGAGTTCCTCTTCCAGTCGAGGAAGGGCCGGCAGGCACTCTGCGTGTCGTACCTCAACGCCCTGGTCAAGGCCTGGTGCCGGGAGGTGAACCTGAAGGGGAATTTCGGGAGCCATACGCTGAGGAAGACCTTCGGGTATATCCACCGCACCGTGTTCAACACGGACATCCCCACCCTGATGCAGATGTTCAACCAAGCGAGCCAACGGCAGACCCTCACCTACCTTGGGATCCAGCCCTCCGAGATCAAGGAGGCGTACCTGAGGGAGATTTGAAGGAAAGAGGCGCGGTGCCGCACTGGCCGCCGTTTTCCCATTGCACCTTTTTACTAAAATATGATAACTAAATATTAAATTATAGTTATCAATGTGGCGGCTGAGAGGGCCTTATGTCGTACTACCTGAGTGGACTGCTCGGATCAAAAGCAAAAGAATGCGTGCTCATGTACCTTTTCGCCCGCGGCAAGGCCTACGTCTCGGAGATCGCGGCGTTCTTCCCCGAGGTGAGCCGAAGCGCCATCCAGAACGCGGCTGAAGTGCTCGAAAAAGACGGTGTCCTGGTCGAAGGGCAACAGGGCAATATGCGGATCTACGAGTTCAGCCCCCGGTGCCCCTACGCCGAACCGCTGCAGCTCCTGCTGCAGGCCGTCTCCAAATGCTACTCCCCTGAACAGCGCCAACGCCTGTTCATGTACCGTGGCGCTCCCCGCAGGAAAGGAAAGGCTGTAACCGTATGATTTGGCGCACAGACTTCACGGGGGCCACTCCCGAGGAAATCGCTGCATCCGTCTCCGAAGTACTTCAAGCACATGGCATAACGTGCGTGATGTCCGGCGGCGGGTGCGTCTCCGTCTACTCGGTCAACAAGTACCGGTCCGACGACCTGGACTTCGTGGACAGCTACCGGGACAAGCCGAAGATCCAAGAGGCGCTGCTGAAGATCGGGTTCTACAGCGACAGAGACCGGTATTTCCGAAACGACACTACCGGGATCTATCTTGAGTTTCCACCGGGGCCGGTGATGATCGGCAACGAGCTGGCGAAAGATCCTGTCGAATGGGATACCCCCGCCGGCAAGATCCGGATGCTCACCCCCACGGACTGCGTTAAGGACCGCCTGGTGAAGTTCTACGAGTGGAATGATTCCCAGGCGCTCTACCAGGCGCTGCTCGTTGTGGCAGCCCAGCCGGTGGACTTCCGCGAGGTGGAGAGGTGGTCCGTTAAGAGCGAGGGGCAGGGGGACAGATACAAGTTTTTCCGCAGCCTTGCGGGTAAGGTCCTCAGCCGGTGGGATTTTTCCGAGGACGACATTGTGCAGCTGGCGACAGACCTGATGGTCAGGGAGCGGACTCAGCGGTTGCGAAGGTAACAGGGTTCAGGCTCAGGTTCAGGCTCACAGAACGGAAAAGATCGTACGACCCCACCTTCGGCGAGTCTATCCCGCTGCCCAATAGTAGCCCAAAATTTCTAGTTGCCATACGTTAATGATTGCTTTATTGATATGTCCGAGAAAACTGTTACCAGGAGGGATTCGTGACTAAAGGTGAATTAATTGAAAGGCTTAGTGAGGTTGGCGGCTCTCTGTCACGTCACAAGGCTGAATCCGTTG